ATGTCTATGTTAGAAGATTTTTGGTTGCCAAGAAGAGAAGGCGGCAGAGGTACTGAGATTACTACACTACCCGGCGGCGAAAATTTAGGACAGATTGAAGATATTAATTACTTCCAAGGTAAATTATATCAAGCATTAAATGTTCCTCTTTCTAGAATGCAGCCGCAAACTGGTATTTCTTTTGGTAGAGCAACAGAAATAACAAGAGACGAATTAAAATTTGCCAAGTTTGTTGGAAGACTTCGCAAAAAGTTTAATGAAATATTTGGTGATATGTTGAGAACCCAATTAATTTTAAAGGGTGTTCTGACAGATAAAGACTGGAATGTTATTAAAGATGACATTCAATATAGATATGCACAAGATCAGTATTTTGAAGAAATGAAAAATGCTGAGAATTTGAGAAATCGTATAGATTTATTGAATCAAGTTCAGCCCTTTGTAGGCGCATATTACAGTCAAGATTATGTGATGAAAAATATTTTGAGAATGTCTGATAAAGAGATTCTAGAAATGAAGACACAAATTGAAGATGAAGGTCCTCCACCGCAAATTGGAATGCCGGGTATGCCCCCAGGCCAATTGCCTCCGGGACAAGAACCTATAAATAATTCACAGTAAGGAAAAATTATGGAATCCGCAGTTATTCAAAATATGATTGATAATATTATCAACAATAAGCAGGCTGATGCTTTACAAGATTTTAATACAGCAATGGCAAATAAAATTTCTGATGCCCTTGATGTTAGAAAAGTAGAGATTGCATCAGCTATAGGTAAAACTACAATAGACGTAGAAGAACAAGAAAATGAAAACGTTTAATAGTATCAGAGAAGAAACTTTAGAAGAAAAACTAAAGGCTTCTGATCCTGCGGGCAAATATATTAGCGATTTTGTCCATTCGGATAATCCTAAATTTGCCGGTAAGTCTAAAAAAGAACGTATTCGTATGGCGTTGGGCGCATCTTATGGTGCAAAGAAAACCAATGAGGCAAAAGATTCTCGTGAGTATGACTATGAAGGCGATATGGCCAAGTCTCAACTGAGATCTATTATTGCCAATGCTCAGACAGTGCATGATATGTTAGAAGATAATACTAATCTTGCAGAATGGGTACAGAGTAAAATTACTTTAAGTGCTGATTATATATCAACAGTTAGAGATTATATGCAATCGAATAAAGATGTAAATGAAGAAGTTGAGACAACACACGAAGATCCGCTTGTTGTTACAAAAGATTCAGATGGCAATATTCACACACACGCCAATCTTTCTGTTGCTAATGCTATTCACGGTACAGATGTTAAACACCAGGCTATCCATACTGGTCAACCAGTCCAAGGTGGAAAATTTACATTTCAACTTTCTAAGCATCACTCATCAGCAATACAAGGCGGACGTTAAATGGCTGTAACAAAAACAATATTAAAAAACAAAAGACAACAAACTGTAGTAAAGTTTGTTGGAGATGGTACAATGACCGCCAATCTGTTGGAATTGAAACTATCAGATGAAACATTTTTGGGCGAAGCTTTATGTAATGTTAACATACAAAGTGTTATGTGGAGCGCAACAGATTCAATTACTGCACCTATTTTAATTCAAAGAGGCGGCGCGAATGTAATGGTATTGCATGGGGCGGACAACTGGGAATTAACACAAGGCGCAGGCTTTAACGATAAACAAAATAATACATCAAATGTAACTGTTGTATTGCCCGCAGGTCCATCTATGTTATACTTAGTATTAGGTAAATCTGCCGGGTATCGAGAACCAGATCAACAGACTAAGTCATAATTAGGAACTAATATGAGATTAATTAAAGAAGTTGCACAAGATTTACACTACCTTGTAGAAGACAAAAAGGGCGGCGGAACAAATGTCTTTATTGAAGGTATCTTTGCTCAAGCTGAAAAACCAAATAGAAATAATCGTTCTTATGGTAAAGGTATCATGGAACGAGAAGTGCAAAAATATCAAGAGCTTATTGGACAAAAACGTTCATTGGGAGAGCTAGGCCATCCTGAGAATCCTTCAATTAACTTACATCAGGTTTCCCATCTAATTACTAGCCTAAAGATGGAAGGTAATGATGTTATAGGTAGAGCCAAAATATTGGACACACCTATGGGAATTATAGCAAAGAATTTAATAGAAAATGAAGTTCAACTAGGCGTATCCACAAGAGGTTTAGGATCGTTAAAAATGAACTCCGAAGGAATCAACGAAGTACAAGGCGATTTTCACCTTGCAACTGTTGACATTGTTGCTGACCCATCTGCCCCAGACGCCTTTGTTCAAGGAATCATGGAATCTGCAGAGTGGATTCTTGAAAATGGCGTGTGGAAGGCAATACAAATTGAAAATGCACAAAAGCAAATACGGAAGACTTCAGCTAAGAATTTAGACGAAGTTAAATTACAAATTTTTGAACAATTCGTCAATCAATTGTCTAGGTAATAAAACTTATAAATATAGATTGAGAACATTCATACATTTAGGAGACTCTAATGTCAGTAGAAAGTAAAGTTAAGGAATTGCTAGAACGCGTTTCTGTTAAGACTTCGCAGGAAGTTAATGAGGGCGCAGGACCAATGGTTCCAACTAGCGGAAAAGATTCCACAATCAAGCCTGCTAATGCTGGCGATACAGGAAACCCTAAACAGGGTGATTCAGAATCTGCAAGTCACGAAGATCGTGATGAGAAGGATGTGAACCAAGGAGCCATTACTGCAAAAGGTATTTCTAAAAATACTATTGCAATGAAGGGTCCCGTTGGTCAAGCACCAAACTTCACAACAGTAAAAGATCTTTCATCTATTCCGCAGAACACAGGTATTCATGAAGATGAAGAAACTGATGCATCTGCAGAAGTTGTATCTGAAGAAGAAACAACAGAAGAAGAACAAGAATCAATAGTTGAACCTATTGATCTTTCTCCAATCTTCGGTGAAGAACTTTCAGAAGATTTTAGACAAAAAGCAACATCCATTTTTGAAGCAGCAGTTATTGCTCGCGTTAATAATGAAATGGAAAAAGTTGCAGCATCACTTGAAGAAAAATATGCTGAAGAATTCCTTGAGTACAAGGAAAGCATTGTTGAAAAAGTAGATGCATATCTTAACTATGTAGTTGAAAATTACATAGAAGAAAATAAATTGGCAGTAGAAAATGGTCTTCGCGGCGAAATCGCTGAAGACTTTATGACAGGTCTTAAGGCGCTCTTCAAAGAACATTACATTGAAGTGCCTGAGGAAAAATATGATGTAATAGGTGAATTACAAGCTAAGGTAACAGAGTTGGAAGAAAGCCTAAATGGTCAAGTAGAAAACAATGTTGGCTTAAATACGTCAGTAACAGAACTAAAGCGCAAACTTATTATTAAGGAAATGGCTAAGGATCTAGCAGATACTGAAGTAAATAAATTGACAAAACTTTTAGAAGGTGTTGATTTCGAGAATGAAGAAATCTACAAAGAAAAAGTTTCTGTTATTAAGGAAAATTATTTTCCACGCGACGCTGTAATTAAAGAGACAGCCAAGCAAGCGCTAACAGAGGAGACTGACACGCCAGCTAGCTTCACGCAAAGTAACGATGTTGTTTCAGCTTATGCAAATGCCTTATCAAGAACAATCAAAAGACAATAACTTATAAATAAGTAAAAGTTATTTAAAACAGTCACAACAAGGAGACATAAATGTTTTTATCCGAAAACTACCAAAAGAAATGGGAAGCAATTCTGGATCACCCAGACCTTCCTCCAATCAAAGACAACTACAAACGTCAAGTTACGTCTGTATTGTTAGAGAACCAAGAGCGTTCATTACGTGAAGAGCGTAATGCATTGTTTGAGACAGCTCCAACAAACAACATTTCTGCTACTAGCGGTATTGACAAGTATGACCCGATCATGATCGGTTTAGTACGTCGTGCAATGCCTAACCTAATGGCATATGACATTTGCGGTGTACAGCCAATGACAGGTCCAACAGGCTTGATCTTTGCAATGCGTTCTATATACGGCGCAGAGCGTAATAACACATCGACAAGAAAAGAAGCATTGTTCAACGAAGCAAATACTTCTTTCTCTAGCTCTATGCAAGACGCAACGGGCAACAACCCAGTATTTGGAACATATAATACTGGTAACGCTACAACAACAGGTTCAATGGAAGGTCAAGATACTTTCGGCGAAATGTCTTTCTCTATTGACAAGACAACAGTTACTGCTAAATCTCGTGCATTGAAAGCTGAATATACAGTTGAATTGGCACAAGACTTGAAAGCAATTCACGGTCTTGACGCAGAAGCAGAATTATCAAACATCTTGTCACAAGAGTTTATGTTTGAAATTAATCGCGAAGTTGTTCGTACAATTTACAAAGTTGCTAAGCCTGGTTCTCCAGGAACAGCAACAGCAGGCACATTTGACCTAGACGTTGACTCTAATGGTCGTTGGTCTGTAGAGCGTTTCAAAGGTCTATTGTTCAACATTGAACGTGATGCTAACCACATTGCACAAGACACACGTCGTGGTAAAGGTAACTTCATCGTTTGCTCTGCAGACGTTGCAAGTGCATTAGCTATGTCAGGTGTTCTAGACTATG